TGAAGGTTCCAGGAAGCTAGTTTATTTTGAATGATCATCGTCGGTTCATCTTCCTTTCGAAATAACGGGCGCCCGCTTCCACAGCAGGGAAAAAGAACGGCTGTGCGCGCATACCGCGCGTGAACACATAGCGCCCTAATTTCTCATCAAAATACACCCAAGGTGTTTTACGGCCGTTTCCGTTTTCGGCGTATATGCCCGTGCCGAATTCAACGTAAATCGCATATGAAGCCCCGACGGTGATTTTTGCCCTGAAACCACCATGAGAGTAATTAACCTCTATCGAATTTTTAAGGTTTCCGTCGTCTACTGGCGCCGTAGCCACCGCTTGGCCTGCAATAATTTCTGCCGTTTCAACAATGATCCGCTTCACTCGATCATGCACCCGGTCACTGAACGAATTAACAGCCCTCGTCATCTGCCTTGCAATCCTGTTCATCAGCGAATGTTCTCCCCTGAACGGCATTTAAAGCACAAGATTTGACCTTGGCCGCCTTGATCGATAGGCGGGGACTGAATGACCAAAACCCTGTCATTACGGTCTTTCCAAATGATCCGCATGTCGTTTTTAACGTCTTCCCGGTAGGGAAAATAGACGTTATATTCGACCGGGTTCTCAAGCTGTTGGGCTTGGTAGTATTCTTTTCCGGTCAGTGAATCGACAAATGCCTCGCAGTTGGTGATCGTGTCCACCCAATCTTTTTTAAAGCCGCCCCCGCCATTGGGTATCTGTTCGAATTTTTGAAATGTGATTGTGTGCGGAAACTCTTCGTACATCATCAGACAACCCTCAGCCTTCTGTAAGGTTTTAGATGCCTCATGACGGATTCCGGCAACTCCGTTTCATAGGAGTAAGATACATCGCCCATACTGCGGGCACTTAAATTCGATGGCGTCATATTAAACTCGATCGCCTTTGCGACAAACAGCTTTACGCCCGCCGGCAGATTTTCCGCGCCGTCAACAAGAAACCTGTTATTGCAGTAATCCTTTGCGAAATCAATAAAAAGAGGGATAACCTCTTTCAAATAGGCATCGTGCCTATCTGTAGTTATCCCAAGCATTGTTTTGATAGTCTGGACGTCCATTTCAGATGTCCCCCTATTCTTCACCCAAAACGACTTTGATCAGTTCGTCCTTTTTGGCGTTTGGATCAAATTCAAATTCCTGTTGCTCTAAAAAGGCTATGATGTCGCTTTTATTCACTTTGTTAAGTTGCTCTTTGCTCATTTCAAAAAGATCAAATGGCGCGTCAGTCTCCTGAGCAACTTCTCCAGCCTCTTCTACCCTTTTGAAGCCAAAAGGCGCATAGACAACCCTATACGCCTTATCTGACACGCTCAAAACTATAGAACCGTCTGTAATTTTCAAATTAAGAACCTCCCGAGCCTTCCAGTGCTTTGAGGCGGTTTTCGATGTCCGTGAATTTGGCCGTTACATCATCGCCCATTTTGTCCAGCGTGACCGCCTTAGCTTGAATGTGATTATTTTGAACGCTGCCATTCCCGATATTACGGCTATTTACAGACCCATCACCGATATTTCGGTTTCTGACCTGTCCTTCTCCGATCATTTCGGAAGTGATACTGTCCGGCCCCGGGGTGCCTGCGGGCATACCTGAAACCTTCGCGCCCGCTTTGACTTCTAATTCCCCACCGATAACCCACTTATCGCCGCCGCTGGTTCTGTAGTTTTTCGATGTGAAACTCATCTATTACGCCCCCGCTTCTGCTTCCGGAGTAAGAGCTGCGAATGCTTCGTCAGAAAGTGTCATAAATCCGACTTGTTGAGTCACTCGGAGAGCAACCATATCACGCTCGTACAAGTTGATAGGATCGCCGTTCTCATCGACAACCGTCGTCAATGTTGCGTCCTCAGAAATCTTGTATTCCATTCCTTGCGGGATCCCGTAGCGCGCAAAATCCCAATCAGCAGACAATAGGTGCGCCTTGGTGTAATCCCATGATTTTGAATCAACAAAACCAACTGGCAAGCCTAATGCCTCTGATGTCGCGCCGCCTCTCGGATCGTTGAAAATAGGATTACCGTTACCATCCTTCGCACCGCGCAATTTTGATTTAAATCGGCGCGTAGTAGTAAAGCCGTTCACGTCTTTGTCACTGTCCTCAGTCAGTGCCATTAGGGAGTTCAATTCGTCGTAAAGATTACCGAGTGAGTTCAGGGCAACAGTGTTGCCTGCCGCTTTCGCTTTTTCGAATACAGAAACCCCGGCACCGAAAGGTGAATTGACACCAAATAGCGCAGCTTGGTCGAATTTAATTGCGAACGCCTCTGCAATTGCTGGCCGCATTTCAGTGAAGAAGTCTGAAATCGTATATCTTAAAAACTCTTTCGTTACCGGAATGATGACCCCGAGTTTTTTAGACACCATTTTGGCGTCTAACCAAGTTGCCTTTGACGTTTGGATTTTCTCACCTTCACCAACCCAGTAAGCTCCCGGGCCAGACGCAAGATAAGTGAATGTCTTCTCAGGCTTTTTCATTTCTTCATATTTTGCTAGCTGTGTAACAGCCGAACGCGTCATAAAATCTTTTAAAACTAGCGTCCCTTTATCGGAAGGCACCTTCCCGTCAACTGCGTCTTGCATCAATACGTTATTCGGATCAAATGTTGGCATTAATTATTCCTCCTTATTTTCTGATGCTTGCTTGTTCTGCAAGCGAACCAATGTCTAAATTTTCACTGGAGCCAGAACCGCCGCCGCCCGGCTCCACATCCCTGCCGTTTGCTCTGAATTTGTCTTCGACTGCTTTGTTAACAAAAGCACTGAATTTTTCTTCAAGGGTGCCAAGATTGCTTTTTGTCGTTTCTTCGTCATCCCCAAGGAAGTAAGCAACAAGATCAGTTGGCAGCCCCTTTTCAGATGCGTAAGAAATCGCCGTGTTCATGAGCTTTTCGCGCTTGGCTTCTCTTTGCTGTTTCTCAAGCTCTTGTTCGAGCTTTCGAATGCGCTTTTGTTCCTCGGTTTCTTCCGGATACAGCTCTTTTACCTTGGTATCAACAAGTTCATCGAGATTGTTTGCTTTCCATGTTTCAAGGCTTTTTGTGAAGTGCTGATCCAGTTTGGGACGGATCAACTTTTGCCCCTCATCTGTTTCCAGAAAACCTTTCACCTTGTCGGCTGACACGGCCGAAAGTTCTTCCAGATATGCCTTCACGTCTTCGTTTTCTTTATTTGCATCGAGAAATTGTTTGACTTCTTCTAAATTCATTTTGATTTCCTCCCTTGCCCTCTACAGTGCGCGCCTGCTATGAGTGCATAAAAAATAAGCCTTTTAACGTCGTGCTCAGGACAAAATAAAAAGCCGCTGTTTGGCGACTGTAGTTCTTATGATTGTAATTCCGCACGCTTCATTTCAATCCCCATTTCCCGCAATACGGTTTTAGCGAGTGTTTTACTAGTCTTTTCATCATCTAGCACTTCCCGGATCAACTCTTTAATAAGCTTTTTATGGGCTTCTATTGGTTCGGTTTTTAAGTTTTTGACTTCGGCCGTCTTGATTTCAGGTCCGTTGAGGTTTATTCCGCTAAGATCAGCGTCAATACCGGTAATTGCACTGGCTGGTATATTACGAATCTTTGCCGACATGTTGAAATCTCCTTCGATAAGCGTTGAAGGCGAGACACGGAAGGTATATTCTGCTTCCCCGTATTGTAATTTTCCGTAGTTGTCTTTGGGCTGCAAGTTCGTAACCGATGACGACTTTATCCTCCCCTCTTCAAAGGCGCGTTTTAACGATTCCAATTTACCGCGCGCCATTTCGTTATTATCAATTTCGCTTTCTTTCTCGGTGAAATTAAAGCCGTTTTTCGTAAGCATCCCGGACAGTTCCGCCATTTTGCGGGCTTTTTTTGAGACGTCTACACGATCATATGTCTTTTCGAAAATTCTCGGCTTACATGCGTATATTTCACCCTCAACACCTTTTATGATGTAGTCGCCAGCTCGCGCTATCATTTCGCCTTCTTTAGTTGGGATACGCAAGACAGGCGAATCGTTTTCGAGACCGAATAGTATTGTTTGGTCGCCTGCTAATCTCGCAATTTCACAAATCGAATACGATGTGACCTCGAATTTTACCGCCTCAACCTCAACAGGCTTTTTCGTGTACTTTGGCATGTTATTCGCTCCCCTCAGCTTCATAGGTTATTAGAGGAATAAATGTCTCCTCTCCGTCTTCGCCCGGCACGACTATAAAAAATTGAGCTTCCTTCCCTTTCGCTTCTTCTGGCAGCATGTTATTTATACC